TTCTAGTGCAAATTCAGCACATTTAGAAGAAGAAAAGCTCCAAGTTTTTAACAATTTCTTAGAAAAACTGTCCAAAATCTAATAGAAATCTGTATAAATATAAATAGTTTATTAGATTATAGTAAAACTAGATAATCCGACTAATAAGGAGAGAAAAATGGGAGTAGAATCCAAAATCAGAGAACTGCTAGAAGGTAAGCTTCAGGACGCTACCGTAGCAGTTATAGATGAACAGGAAGCTGGCGACCAACAACCACCTATGCAAGGTGGAAGTTCAAGAGCTAACTTACCTACATCTTCCGCGGACCCACACCGTCCGTTGGACAAAACAGCTGGTGACAAAACAAATCCCTTACAAGGTAATTCCAATCCTAATCCTGAACAGCAAGACCTAAGTGGTTCTAGCAACCCAGAAGGTGGATTAACAAGCCCAGTAGGTAAAGCAGCTTCTAGTAAAGCTTCAAAAGCACCCGGCCTAGAAGGCGCAGGAGCTGGAAAAGCAACAAACTACACAGACACTACAGATCCCCGTACAGTAGTTAACCAACCTAGCTCAGCAGGCAACAGAGGACCTGTTGGCGAGAGCGAAGAAGGTACTGCAGACGAGGAAACTTTAGAAGAAGTTATTGAAACTGATGATGAAGTAGTAGCAGAAGAAGAAACTGCTGAGGAAGCACCCGCAGAGGAAGAAGAAACACAAGCTGAGGCAGAAGAGGAAGTAGTCGCAGAAGAAACTGAAGAAGATGAAGCAGAAACAGAAGAAGAAGCCGAATCTGAAACACTTTTTGAAGAAGACATTGCTAACTTATTTGCCGACGAAGAGCATCTTTCAGAAGAATTCAAGACAAAAGCAGCCTCATTATTTGAGACTGTCGTTGTAGCTCGAGTCAATCAACAAATAGATCTCATTGAGAACGAACTTGTTGAGGAAGCCAACAAGGCTTTCGAAGAAGCTAAAGAAAAGCTAGTAGAAAACATTGACAAATATCTCAGTTATGTAACTGAGCAATGGATGTCAGAGAATGAACTAGCCGTTGAGAATGGCTTAAAGAATGAAATCACAGAGAGCTTTATTAAAGATCTTAGAGAGACATTCCAAAACCATTACATCGATGTTCCTGAAGAAAAATTCGATGTACTAACATCTCAACAAAAAGAAATAGACGAGTTAAAATCTAAGTTAGACGAAGAGATTAACAAGTCTGTGGAAATCAGCGAAGACAGGGAACAACTACAAAAGGAAAGAGTATTCCGTTCCGTGGTTGACGATCTAGCTGACACAGAAGTTGAAAAGTTTGCAACTCTAATCGAAGACGTATCTTACGACAACGAAGAGATGTACACTCAGAAACTAAATGTTATCAAGGAAAATTATTTTCCTAAAGCGAAAGCCGATGATAGCGATAAGCTAGAAGATAGCGTTGATCAGGGAACATTAGACGACGGAACTGTAATGAGCAAATATGTACAAGGTATTACTCAAGCAGTTAAGTTTTCAGATGTTAAAAATTAAAATTATTATAAATAATTAGGTTATAATAAATAACAAACGTAAAACAAGGAGAAACTGATGTATCTTTCAGAAGAACTACAGAAAAAGTGGCAGCCCGTACTAGAGCATCCTGATCTTTCAGAGATCCAGGATCCTTACAAGCGCGCGGTAACCACAGTAGTCCTTGAAAATCAGGAGAAAGCTCTCCGTGAGGAGAAGGAAGCTCTTTTCGAGGCTACACACGCAAACCAAACAGGCGCAGGCGTTGACAACTACGATCCGATATTAATATCGTTAGTAAGACGTGCTTTGCCAAACCTTATGGCTTACGACGTTTGTGGCGTACAACCTATGTCAGGCCCAACAGGTCTTATCTTCGCAATGAAGTCACACTATACTAGTCAAACTGGTACAGAGGCTTTATTTAACGAAGCTGATACAGACTTTTCGGGTGCAGGAACACACGCTGGAGCTAATCCAGTAGACGGTTCTTACACAACTGGCGCAGGTGTATCTACAAGCACAGCTGAAGGCTTCGGAGACTCAACTACACTACAAGAAATGGCGTTTTCAATCGAGAAGACAACTGTTACTGCTAAATCAAGAGCATTGAAAGCAGAATACACAGTTGAACTTGCACAAGATTTAAAAGCTGTTCATGGTTTAGATGCAGAATCCGAGCTAAGTAATATCCTTTCACAGGAAATACTTGCTGAAATTAACCGTGAGGTTATCAGAACTATTTACAAAGTAGCAAAAACAGGCTCAGCCTCAACTGCTACAGCTGGCACATTCGATTTAGATGTCGACAGTAACGGTAGGTGGTCTGTAGAAAGATTTAAAGGTCTATTGTTTAACATTGAACGAGATGCTAACGTAATCGCACAAGACACAAGACGTGGAAAAGGTAATTTTATTATCTGTTCTTCAGACGTGGCTTCTGCTCTTGCAATGGC